GTCTTGGATCGCCGCCAAGGAAGCCCGCAAGAATGCAGAGACAGAGGAACAGATGTGGCGCGACCAACTGGTCGTCCTGCTCGGGGCGGCAGATGTTGGGTGCGTCGATTCCGAACCCGTCGTCACCTACAAGCAGCGCAAGGGTGCGAGTACCGTCGATTGGAAGGCGGTTGCGAAAGACCACAAATCCCTGTTAGATCAGTACCGCAAGCAGGGCGCACCGACACGGGTACTCAAATCTGTGCTTGACACAGGGAAGGACGGAGAATAGGATCATGCCTAGCACACCGCTCATCGCCTTTCGCCTAGAGGAACGCGACAACAAACGGCTACGACAACTAGCCGCCGAAAGCAAACAATCTCTGTCCGACTTCATCCGTGACGCAGTACGTCACGAAATGGACCGGCGAGAAACCAACAACAACACCAACTCTTAGGAGAACCCAAACCATGAAACCCACCCAAGGGTTTGAACCCGGCGAGATTTACACCCGCCTCAACCTTGTGATGCAGGACGTAGGTGCTGTACGCAAGAACGACAAGAACCAAGCACAAGGCTTCAAGTTCCGTGGCATCGACGCAGTAGTCAACGCCGTCTATCCGGCACTCTGCAAACACGGACTTGTCATCATCCCGTCCGTGCTGGAACACGAATACGAGACCGTGACCATCGGTGCCAAAGGCACACAGATGGGCCGGGTCTCAATGGAGGTCGGCTACGCCATCAAAGCACCGGACGGTTCGCTGGTCAACGGCAGCGTGCGCGCTGAGGCGATGGACACAGGCGACAAGGCAACCGCTAAGTGCATGAGCGTGGCCTACCGCACATTCCTGTTGCAGACATTCTGTCTGCCCACCGACGAACCCGACCCGGACCACGATGTGTACGAACGCAGCACACCCGACACATCCAACCTGCCCCCCCGCAATGCGGAAGGAAAGCGTGTTGTTCACTCGCCACGACCCGGCAAGAAAGACGAACAGTTCCATCAGCCGACAATGCCGACCGGAAACGCACTCACCAAAGCACAGCGAATGCTGATCGAACGACAGACAGCAGACCACATCGGCGGCACACTCGTCGCAGTATCCGATGTGCTGGGCCGTGTCATCCAGTCATTCGATGAGGTCGATCAATCTGAGTTCCGCACCATCATCACTGGTCTGGCACCGGAGGAATAATGTCGATCCCGCTCCCGCCCATGTCCGAACTTCTGCAAATGCGGTTTACCGAGGAGTTCTGGTCGTCGTTCTTTGAACTTGCGATCACCATGCAGGAGAAAGACCTAATCAATCTTGCAGACTTGGATGCGGAAAGTGCCAACCTGTTCTTCACATCGTTGGCAACCAAACTTATCCTTGAGGTTGGGGCAGACGATATGCCCAACCTTGACGACACAATCAAGATGATCCGAGTGGTCCTTGCAGAAGAAATCAAAGAAACCAGAATCCGATGGGCGATGAACGCCCTCACCAACCTTACGGAGACAACCAATGACAGCACGGAACAGTGACCCAATCACCTCGCACATGGCATCGTATGATGTGCGACCCCGCAAACAGTCACAGAAACAACGACTGTACGAGGCATACCTGAACCACCCCGCAGGACTCACCGACGAGGAAGCAGCGATCTTTGCTGGTCTCCCGCCGCGGTCCTGCTGGTGGAAACGATGCAGCGAATTACGCGACGAAGGAATTATCGCACACACCGGCATCATGCGTACCGGCTCTGCCGGATCGAAACAGATGGTGTCACGCCTAGTCGCACAATCCCCCAACAGCAGTAACGGAGAAACACCATGAATCATGTCGTTGTTTGCGGCAACATCAGCGAGCCGAAAGTGACGTTCACCAAGACAGGCAAGACGATCCTCACGTTCGGGCTTGCAACCTCACGAAAGGTTGGTGAGGAAAAATACACGACTTGGCACAACATCAAGGTATGGGACCAGTTCGCAGAGAACCTTGCCGAAAGCCTCCAGAAAGGCGACCGAGTGTTCGTTGCCGGTCGGCTGGAGAGCGAACAGTGGGAGGACAAAGACGGCAATAAGCGTGTCAACATTGTGATCGTTGCCGAAGAAGCAGGACTGTCAATGCGCTGGACCCGTAACGAGAGCCAGTGAAACAGCGATTCGCTAACCGATTCCCTACCGCCGACCTCATCGACTTTGCGTCGCATCTGATCGGCAACGAGTCGGCATCACAAGAAGAGATAGCCCCGGTACTTGGGGTGCAGCGGTCCACGCTTTCACTGTGGAAGATACGGGACCAACGCTTCACCATCTGGCAAGCAGACAAATATGCCTGCCGGTTGGGTGTGCATCCTTCAGAAATTTGGTCCGACTATTGGAACGTCAGCGATGACTACCTTACAGGCGTGGCGTAAAGACGCTGCGTGTCTAGGAATGGATATCGCAATCTTCTTCCCCGAGAGCGGCAACTATTCCGAGGCGCGCAACGTCTGTCTCGCCTGCACCGTTCGACAGGACTGTTTGGAAATGGCATTGTCCACATCCGATGACCAGTACGGTATGTTCGGCGGCAAAACCCCGAAAGAACGAGAGGCAATCAAGTGGCAACGAATGAGAACCCGCTGATTGGCCCGACCAAAGCAGACTGCGCCTGCGGGTGCGGACTGTTCGGGACAGTACGGAAGAATCCCGCCGGTCACATCCGGGGCTGCACCTGTCCGCAATGTCGTGGGCAACGCAACCGTCGCAAAGGTTTGTCAAAGCAGCGGGTCGCCCGCAAAGCATTGGGTGTTGCCCCATCACACAAGTTTGGAGATGCCAATGAAGAAAATTGGGGCGATGCTTTATTCGCTAATGAGGTCAAGGCTGGGGCGCAGATCAAACCTGCGGTCACGGCATGGCAGCGGATCGAAGCGCAAGTATTGTCTAATCAGACAGCGGTTGGTGCAATACGAAAACCCTGTAGAGCCATTTTGATGCCCGACGATTGGGGCAACGAAGGCTTGGTTATGGTAAGGTTGTCAACGTGGTCGGAGATTATCCGGCCCGCACTAGAAAACTACTACCAGTCCTAGGAGGACTCAAGTGAACAAGACCCTATGGGTCAAACTGTCGGTCGATTATTACAACGACCCCAAGATTGTTACAGCAGGCCCACTCGCAGAACTACTGTTCGTCAGAGGACTTGCCTACGCCAAGAAGACCAACGACCCAACAATCCCTCGCGTCATGGTCCCTAGGCTTGCTATCGGCATAGAAGCCGACCCGACGACGCTGGCTAGTTGCCTAGTCAACGAAGGTTTGTGGACTGAGGGCGACGGCGGTTTCACCATCACCGCATGGGAAACATGGCAGGTCAATGCCACCAATCAAGGCCAGTCGGCGGGTGGCACCCTTGCTATGCACAACCGCTGGCACAAACACACCCGCTCATCCACCTGCCCCCACTGTCAGGACACAGCCAGCGATGAGCGTGTTGCCCAAACGGATAATACCCCGAAGCCGAAACCCGAGAAGGCGTGGCCGGTGGAGGCAATCAACCTGTGTCACCGGCTTGCCGGATGGATTGAGAAGAACGGCGGCAGAGCGATTAGGGTGACCGACGAATGGTGTAACGAGATGGAGAAGTTGCATCGCATCGACGGCTACGGCTGGGATGAGATTGGGTCGGTCATCGACTGGTGCCAACGGGATTCGTTCTGGAAGACCAACATTCTGTCCCCGGCGAAACTCCGCAAACAGTTCACACAGTTGCGTATGAAGATGGCTGCGCCTGTTCGTTCCGGTGTGAACCCGGAGGCAGAGCAGGCGTGGATGGATGTGCAACAACAAGTCAGAACTGTGGGCTATACTGGGGTTCCGTCGTTCGCCGCTCCCAAGACTCATGCCGTTGTCCGTCAGATCGGGTGGGGCAACATCTGTCGGTCGCAACCTGAGGCTATGAAACAGCAGTTCATTCGCACCTACAACAGCCACACCGACAGCGACTAATCTAACGAAATGAGCCAACAACATGAAACACCCGTTTATGAAACCTGCGACGAGTGCGACGGAACAGGCAACACTTCCGAATACGATGACTTCTACCACCGATGCCCCAAGTGCAACGGAAAAGGATGGACTCAACAATGATCTACGTCTGTTTCGCCTACGTCCTTATCTACGGCGCACTCATGGCAATCGCATCAGCATCAATCGAAACCAACACAAGAAACCGAGCAATGATCTTGAGCGGCCTAAACCTTCTCGCCCTCGCCTATCTGCTGGTGATGCGATGACCCCTGAATACATTGTTTGGTTGGATCATCACGAACCACAGAATGAGAACGTCTGGTGGTCACCCGAAGACCTGAAAACATCCATCACCGGACCCGCCCGAGTTCACACGGTCGGCTACATCATCAAAGAAACAGACGACTGGCTTGCTGTGGCTGGGCAAGTCACCGAAGACAAATACACCTCACAGCCACTTGTCATCATCAAGTCCTGCATTGTCCTCAGAAAGAAAATCAAACAAGGAACCATTCAATGAACTTCCCCGAATACTTGCGCCGCAAAATCAAATACTCCGGTTACACACAGCAGTATGTAGCCGAACAGATCGGCGTGTCCGCAACCACCGTCTATTATTGGGCTTCTAATCGTGCCCGCCCCACCGTCAAACATCTAGTGCAACTGGAGAAACTGCTTTCCTGTCAACCCGGCGAACTGTTTGTAGCCCTCGCCTACGGAGCAGCAGATGAGGCATGGTAACACCGATGCCTGATCTTGTGATTGCAGACCCGCCGTGGTCGTATTATCAGTCAACGCATACGCACCAAATCGGCAATCATTACTCAACGCTCACATATGAGCAAATCGTTCATCACGAATATTGGCAACACATCGACAACATTCTGTTTCTTTGGGCTACTTGCCCAAAACTTGATGAAGCAATGAATCTTGGGCGCGACTTAGGGCTTGCTTATCGTGGTGTTGCATTTGTGTGGGTAAAGACACGCAAGGATGGGCAGCCATTGGGTGCGATGGGAGTGCGACCGTCGATTGTCAAACCAACTACCGAGTTGGTGCTGGCATTCTCAAAACGTCGTAAGGGGCGACCGTTGCCTGTTGCGGATGAAACAGTCAGGCAGGTTGTAATGGCTCCGATTGGGAAGCACAGTCAGAAACCTGAGGACATTCAAGATCGTATTGACTTGTTGTATCCATCGACAAGTAAGTGCGAGTTGTTTGCTAGGCGTGAGCGCGATGGCTGGTTGTGCATCGGTCAATCAATTGAGGAGGCCCGCCGTGGGTGACGACATCGTGACCCGACTACGGGAACAAACTGAGCGTTCTAATACCGATAGAGATGCAGCATATCGCTTGATTATGTTGAGTCGTGAGGCCGCTGACGAGATCGAACGGCTACGCACTATGGGCAACCTGCTTGTTAGCGTAATGCGCCAGTCGGAAACAGATTTCATTGATACAGATGCGTGGGAAACCGCTATCGAAATGTGGATGACATGGCAATCGGGAAAGCAGTAGACGCAACTGTTGTTGTCTGCCGTTTTGGGGACATCCACCCCGACGACCATAAACTGTGGTATGATCGGATATTGAAATTCGGCCCCGACCTTCTTGACGGCTACGCCACGCTTGTCACCAACAACCGCCCCATACCACCACTAGCCGCACAATAACCGGAGGACAACATGGGTGTAGTGAACAAGATGCCAAACATCAAAAAAATGTTTGACGAAATCTATCGACGGCTCAACGCCCTAGAACGCACACGACAAATCTCGTTCCCCGTTGAATCAGATTGGACTCGTTTCCCCAAAACACCGCAACCCGGTTCCGGGTTTATTGACGCATCAACCGGCCTGCTCTACATCTACATCCAAGATGTGAACACTGCCACCACCGCAGCAGCAACCTTCACAACCAATCCGCTCACCCTCACTGTTGAGGCAACCGGATCATTGCAAGCCAACCAGACTGTTGCAATCGACGGGGGGACCGGCAACAAATATATCGCTACCGTCACCTCAGTCACCGCACCCAACACCGTACAAGTCACCTTTATTGCAGTGACCCCGGCGACCGCAGTACCAACCGGATTCACTGCGACAGTCCCGACCAACCCAACCGTGTTCCCCGCAGGCACCAAACTTGTTGCCCGCTCATGGCGACAAATCATCACCTCTACCGACCTGCTCAACAAACAAGGAGCAATCGCAGGATCAACCCTCTCAACCACATCATTCGGCGGCACCAACAGTGCCGCCGGAGCGCACACCGGAGGCACCGGAGAAATTGTTGCATACAACGGATACCCGCCATACACATCTGCGTAAAGGACAACCAATGACACTCAGAGATGAACTTGACACCCCCGGCAGACAACTCTGTCTAGTCGGAGCATTCCTCCAAACATTAGACAAACCGCTAGCAACAGAACTAATCGAACTGTTGGAAGACACGAACATTCAACACACCAGCATTCATGGCCTGTTCACCAAGAAAAACTGGCCCCGCATGGCAGTAACAACAATTGCCCGACACCGCAAAAAGGAATGTTCATGTCACTAAGAGATGACTTGCCGGAAGACTCCAATCTGCAACGTCGCATCGACAGAGCAGAACGTGAAGCCCGTGACGCTGTAGCCCGTGCCCGTGAAGCAGAAGAAAGACTAGAACGGGTAGAGGAAGAACTGAATCTGTTGATCGGCATGACACGCCACGCCGGTCCACCACCCGACTGGTTGACAAGGCACGTTGGCAAATCCGGCAGGAAACATCACGGCACCCCGTGGTTGCTTCTGTCAGACCTGCATCTGGACGAAGTGGTCAACCCGGCAGAACTGATGAACACCAACGCCTACAACCGCAAGATTGCAGAACAACGACTTGCCACCACCTTCCAATCAACAATCAAGATCACCACCGATTATTGGACTGGTATCGAATACGACGGCATTGTCGTCCCACTGATGGGCGACCTCTACTCCGGCGACATTCACGAAGAACTGGCAGAAACCAACGAGGACACCATCCTCGGATCAATCCTGCACTGGGCCGATCATCTGTCTGCGGGAATCAGTTTGCTTGCTGACACATTTGGCAAAGTTCACATCCCGGTCGTTGTCGGCAACCACTCCCGACGCACCCGCAAACCTCGCATGAAGTTCAGGGCAAGAGACAACTTTGACTGGTTCACCGGACACCTGTTAGCCAGACAGTTCGCCAAGGACAAGCGCGTCACGTTCGATGTGTCAGAAGCAGCCGACGTTCTTGTCCAGTCTTACGGTCAACGGGTAATGATTACCCACGGCGATCAAGCCAAGGGCGGCGGCGGCATCGCAGGCATATGGGCACCAATCATGCGACTGGATGCCCGCAAACGGCAACGGCAAGCCGCCGTCAACCAACCCTACGATCTGCTCTGCATGGGTCACTGGCACAACCTTATCTTTGGTCCGTCATTTGTGGTGAACGGAAGCCTAAAGGGTTACGACGAATATGCTGCCGTATCCAATTTTGGGTTTGAACCACCGGCACAAGCACTGTTCTTGATGACCCCGGAACATGGCAAAACGTGGACAGCACCCGTGCTGCCAATGAACCGCAAACGTGAAGGCTGGTAATCAGTAGGTTGGAAACGCAAACTCGCCGCTCACCATATGAGCGTTGTTGTTGTCCCCGACCGACACCTCAAACCGGGTGAGCCGCAAATAATATTCGGCACCGTTCGGGAACCGTGGGTCCAACAAACGGATACGGAACAGATCGCCCACATCAAACTCGCCAAGAGCAGGACCAGTCGTACTCTCAACCGAAATATCATTGGTGTGCGCCCAACCGGGATTCCAAGTGAACGAAGGAGTGACCAGCGGCACCGACAAAGCATTCGCCTTTGCTTGCGTCAACGAATCAACAACCTCTACAGCACCGATCTGAGTGAACGACTCCACCGCTTCCAAAACCGGGTAGTCGGCAACAATGTAATCAACGTCAGCAGTTTGCTGCACGGTATATACACCGTCACCAGAACCGGGACCAATCCCGTGAACAACGGTAGCCATGCTTGCCCCGTCCTCCGGCCAGTTATATGACAGAGCCGTACCGGGAAAATCGAGGGTTGGCAGCGACGCAGACGTTTTATCGTTGTTTCCTTTGCGGGGATAATACTGTCTGTAGGTGCGTCGCAACGCACCCGTTGTGTCGTAGTAGACCTCAACAAACCAGTCGAACCCCAACTGTATTGGTTGACCAGTAACAACATCCTCACTGGTGGACTGCTGATACAAGTCGGACAACACTTGCATAACTGTTTTGTGTTCGTAGTCATACACCACATATTGACCGGACAGATTTACCCCGGACAACGCCGAAGTGTCATAGTCAATGCCGATATCACCCGACACAGTTGTCCCGTCTTTGAATACAAGCAATGTGCTGTCAACATTGTCCAACACACCATTGACTCCGGTCATAACCTCAAACTGATCGTTGGTTTCATCAAATACCAGCGCACCGCTGTCACCCTTATAGTCTTTTACGGTGCGATGCTCAAACCATGAATCATATGTTTTGGCCGAAACCGTCAACGTCTGACTAATTGCATCCCATTCACGGGTCCAAATAATTCCACCCCAAACCGGCACATTGTTGTATTCCACATACAGACCGACACGACCCGGCTGAGTAATGTATTCCAAACTGGAGTTGTATCCCGCATACGCCGTACCCACATTGGTCAAAGTACGAGGATCGGCAATGTTGATCGTTCCAGAGAACGACCCGGACTCATTCAACGCCAACGACCAGCGGACATCAGTGAACTGAAGTTCACCTACAACGGTGTATGGGCTGGTCAAATTGTGAAGAAGATATCTGTAGTTGGGATATGTGGTTGTCACTATGACGCTGCCTCATATGAACCGGAAATAACCATAACATCACCCGAAGCGGGACTGGTAAACGGTGTGCCCGCACCAGTGACCACCCATTTGATATCTGTTGATGTTGCAAGACTGGGGGTAACTCTGATTGTGAACAACGTGACAGTCGAACTGCCGGAACTGGGCACACCACCGCTGGTTGCAGGCATACCCTTCATGTCGTAAATAAATCCGGCACCAACAGACGGGGCGTACAATGCTGCCGTACACACAAACAGGTTGCGAGGTGCAACCGGCAGGGTAAACCGCATTGCACCGCTCACGTTTGGGGCGGTAGAACCGTAAGCAATAACAATGTTGAAGTTGACCTGACGGCCATACTGCTCATAGGTTGCGGTCGTTGTTCCGTTGCCGGGACTCAGATTGGAAAGCGTTGGGGTCCATGATGCGCCTGCCTGTGTACGAGCAATCGGATACCATGTTGAGGTGGAAGAACGGTAGATATACAACTGTCCTACGGTTGTGTCATGCCACAATGATCCGTCGGTTGGTGATGCTGGTGCAGACGCAGCCGAATAAACCAGTGTGTTTCCGGTCGCAAGGTTGGCATTGGTAATACCAGTATCGGATGCGACAACTGATACCCACGATCCACTGTTGTTGTAAAACTTTAGTGTTCCAGTTCCAGCGGATGTGTCAAAAGCAAGGTTGCCAGATACAGGCGTTGCAACCGCAGAGGTATTGGTTACTGACAGATCAAATGTTTGTGCCTTCTTGCGAACGTCAGTAATCCACGCATTCAACACCTGAGTAGCAACCGTAAATCCGTTAGGAATAGCAACAGTCGCCAGACCGATGGCCTTGGCGGGAACGGTGGTTGAGCCTGCCGCTACGCTCACCGCAATCGTGGGGTTGCCCACCCCGCTATCGGTTACCTGCACATACACAAGGTCGGTGCGGGTTGCGCCAGATGAGTTGGCAGTGAAAGCGGCTGTAGCAACCGCCGTAGCGTTAGTAGAGAAGTAGAAACCTCCTGCACCGTCGTCAATAAAACAGTCACCCAAACCGATGTTGACTGTTGCGTTTGCCGACCCGCTGGAAGTAACGGCAAGGTCGCCTTGCATTGCTCCACCGGATGCGGGAATAAGGCGACGGACACCTGCTGTAACAACATTTGCTTTTACTAGCGAACGGTCTTGGGCGGCGGTATATCCGGGGGTTGCGCCTTGCCCGTAAGAGGGAGTGGAAAAAGCCATGTCACAACCCTACCCTGTATGCGGTGAACAATGAATTGATGTTGATTGCAACACCCGATGATTGGGTGCAGGAACAACTGAGGACATCGCCAGCAGCAAGAGGAACAATGGCCGAAACACCCGTAAAGTAGTCCGTTGTTCCAAAAGCCGACCTGAACAGTGTTGTGTCGGATCGCCACGCATAGTTAGTAGAACCCGACAGACAACGAATCAAGGTCCACGTCGATGCACCGGGATCGGTGTCCCATGTGATCGTCAACGACAAAGCGTACAAGCCACCCAAACCAGTTGGGATAGTTATGTTTGTGCCGGACGGCGTAAAGAATCCGTCAGAGTCAAAGGTTTCGGCATCATATGTAATATTGCGCGATGATGCACCGCTAGCGATTGAAAACGCAGTAGCAGTCACCGAACAGCCAGTGCGACCAGTGGAGTTATTGTAACTAATCCGCTGCCAAGCCGAACCGTCATGTTCCAACAATCGTGTGGTATCGGTTTGATACCACATACTGCCCTTGAAAGGAAGCGGTGGCGATACAGTAGAAGGTGAAACCGCAGTCGGCACATAGCGGTAAGTGCCGTCGTATGCACCAGTCAAAGAGGATTTGACGGGCTGTTCCCAACTGGGCGCATAAATCAACCAGTCAGTAAATGTTCCTGCGCCAACCGTTGTGTCAACTGTGATAGTCAAAACACCAGCCGCATATGACGCAAACACGCCTTCCATTGACACCACAGTCGGAGCAACAGTCCATACGGCGATGGTGCCCGACCCGCCCGTAGCGTCTACGTTCACCGTCAACGATCCGCTACTGGCGGTGTATGCGGTGATTGCGCCTTCCATATAGTTGCCGGGAGTGGTCGTGTTGTAGATTCGGACACGGGTATTCACCACATAGTTCAGGTTTGTGCCGACCGTCAACGTCTTAGACCCTGTACCCACAGTAAGACTAGTTGTAGATGTTGTGTTGCCAGCCACATAGTTCTGATACGACGATGACGAGATCGCACGGATACGCTGTCCCGTCGCAAACGAAAGACCTGTTTGAGTGGTAAATGCTTTGGAGCCAGTACCAACAGCAAGACTGGTTGTAGATGTTCCGAGCAACGTCAACGAGTTATACGATTTCAAGTTCCATGCAGAGCCGTCGTGAATCACGTTACCAATAACCGGAGCAGCCACATTGCTGGTATTCGGCACCGAAAAATCGTTCAACTGTGCCTTGGGACGTACATCAACAATGTTTGTTGCAACAACCGCTGTTGTGCCAGAAACAAACCCGGTGGGGATTGTGACCCTTGCTAGCGCAATAGCAAGCGATGGAGTTGCCGGAGGCGTTGGTGAGGCGGCAGGAGTACCGGCCACAATAGCGATTGCTACTGATGGTGCAGAAGTTCCGGGGTCTGTGACCTGTACGGTCACAATGTCAATACGGGAGTTGCCGGACGAGTTCGATCCAAACGCTGCTGATGCGACGCTGGCATCGTTATAAGCGTAGTAGAAACCTTGACCGGATGTGCTGGGAATCCACACATCACCGGCAGCGATATTGACTGTTGAGTTGGTTCCGACCGTGATAGCAAGGTCGCCTTGCATTGCGGAGGTGCCGTCGATCTGTGAAGGGAGATTGCGAACCCCGCCTGTGACGGCGTTGGCCTTGACCAGCAGACGGTCTTGTTGAGCAGTGTATGAACCGCCTTGACCGTAGGAAGGCTGTGAAAGAGTGAATGCCATTTGTGGTTACCTCAGATGTATGCGTCGCGGTAGGTAATTGTGCAGTTTGCTGTGCCGCTTGCTGTTTGCAGTCCGATGGTTGTGGGAACGCCGGGGGGTAGTGAGAACCAGCGTGAATCAATTGAGAGCAGGTTGCGGGATGGATTGGAGTTGAGAAGGATGGTTCGCAAATCGGTATCTATGACTAGCGTATCATTTGTTCCGAGGGTCAGGGTTGGAAAGTTGAGGAACTGGTTAGTGGTGTAGTTATAGAGAGTGATATTACTGGCTGACCCTGTGCTGGTTACGGAGAACGACGGCCATGTTTCGTAGTTGCCGAGGTTGTTGGCGGTGGCGTTTCCGCTGGCCCCAGTAGCCGCCGTAGGGTAAGTCAGGTTATATGTTCTTGGGTAAGACCGAGTTGTGTACGACAAACTGTTGATTGTGTAAACGCTGGCTAAATCACTGTAAAAACGAGGATCAGGGCAGAAAAACTCCAGCATTGCAACAGCGCGACCATACGCATACTGCGGATCAACGGTGATCTGGCGGCGACGCACACGCCCATAAATACGGCGAACTCCACGCCCACCCGGAAGAAACACCTGCAACACATTCAACCCCGACCGTTGCGGCATCAAATAACGCTGCAACTCAGCCAAATAAGTTTGCATTGACGCATTGGCATCCGTCATAATCTGCAACGTAAACGTAATAGAGCGTGAATCAAGAAAGTCACGACCAGAAAATCCCCCGTCGGCATAGCCACGACCAGTGTCCTGTGTACGCAGATTTGGCAGACCTTCCAAGCCATCTACCTGCAATACCTGTACGCCTTGACCGGCTCCACCAAAAAGCCATTGATTGCCGGTGTCATCACCAAAAGCAAACCCGTATTGAACTGTAGGAGAAGAAGCAGTTGCCATTAGTTATCCTTTACCAACCAACATCCCACGATGAAGTATCTGGCACCCACGCACCCCGAGCGGCATCCCATGTTGCGGTTTGTCCATGTGGCAGATGCGGACCTTGCATCGGATTTTCATACGGCTTGGTCGGCCCCTGCAAACCACTTTTGGGTTGAAACATTGTTCCAGATGACGGGGGTGCTGGTGGACCATAAAAATCTGGCATCATATTAGAACCAGAAGAAGGTGTCATTCTCGCATACGGCGACCAATCAAATCCCTTTCCACGCTTGTCCCGATAACGACCACCCGTATAGACAAGCGCACCAGTCTTCAACGCCCAAGCAATAGCCTGCTCAATCACCGCAGGATCAGCATTCGACTGAATAGCCATCTGAATCTGCTGACTGATATTCGTACTCGCAGCCTCAATATCAGTCTTCGACGGTGAATACCCAAACTTTTTGCTATACCCCAACAAATCCTGAAACCTGCGTTGAGCCGCCATAGCAGCAGACAAAGCATCTGTAGCCTGACGGCCCATAATCGCACGACTCACAACCTGTCCACCCTCCTGCGTTACGGCAGAAATCTGTGCCTGAATCTCAGCAAACTGCGGAATCATTGTTGGATTAGAAACCAACGTCTTGGCAAGACGGGCACCCTCCACCAATCCCATATTTGCCAAATCAGACAACATCTCCGGCGGCAAACCCATCGCACCCAACCGACGCAAATTGTCCACATACTCACGCATATCGGCAAGACGTTTCTTGAACATTGCAATCAGCCGAGTCGGACGAGAATAAATACCGACAGCCGACGAAACATCCTGCAACGACAAGGCACGACCCAAACTTTGAGCCGTACTGTCAGCCAACTGCTTCATCTCACGCTGAACCTGAATGGCCTTGTCACGCAAAGTGTTCAACACATCACGAGATTGTTTGACAAGATTCTCAAAATAGGCAAGCAACGGATGTTTGCGCTGACCGCCACCCCCGCCCCCAGCACCGCCAGCACCGGGAATAGACGGATCATAAAGACCGCCTTCCGGCCAACCCAAGTTCAAATCACTTTTCTTGAACTTGAGTTTCTTCATCAAACCAACAAACCCTTTGGCAAACGCAGTCGCATAATCACCACCCTTGTCCCAAGCGGTTTGAGCAAAACCATCCATAAACTTGTCCATACCGGCTTTAGCGGTACTCAAAACACCCATAGCATTAGTGATTGCCTCATGTGCGCCGTCACCAAAAAAGAACTTCCATACACGGTTGCCGGTCAGTACCTCACCCAATTTGAGGAATCCACCAACCAGAAGAATAAACGCATCCAAAAAGTATTGAAATGCTTTGACGGCTACAGCCAAACCCTTACCAGCCAAATTGCCCAACACACCAGTAATGTTGATCAACGCTTCTCCGAATGGTTCAAATCGTTGCACCAAATAACCAAGAAGCGCGATAATTGCTGTAATAGGACTGACGGCAAACATGAATGCCAAACCAAACAACTTCAACGCTGTTTGTGCATCCTTGTTGGCTTTCACAAAATTGATGATGTAACTCACGCCTTCTCTAATTGCATTGAAAAATGTGATAAGGCGAGGTGCAAGTGCTTTTCCAATCTGGAATGCAAGTCCTTCAAATGTTGCTTTGAGTTCTCGTTGAGCAATAATAAACTTACGCTGCTCAATCAAATCTTTGTCGCTGAGAATAACCCCAGCATCCTTGGCGTGTTTCCTGAATTCTTCCATGCCTTTGGACCCTTGAGCCAAAAGAGGAAGAATGTCTTTGAAGCCACGACCAAACAAACCAAGAGCAATGGCCTCACGTTTTTCGGCATCACTCATCTGAGAAAGTTTGTCGCCAACCTCACCCATCAACTGAAAAGCAGACTTAGTTGTGCCATTCAGATATTTGTATTCAATACCAAGTGCCCGAACGTGCTTGCTGTTGCCGACAAGGGCCTTAGAGAACTGTGCCCAACGCATTTCCAAACTGAGTGAAGACACACCGGCCATTTGTGCTGCGTAACGCAGTGCGCTAACAGATTCAGTAGAATCACCAGTTGTTAGTTTTAGACGATAAATGGATTCGCCAAGTTCGTTGAAATCGTAAACAACCTTACGATAAATGCTTCTGCCGATCTGAAACGCTTTATAGATACCGGCACCCGCAGCACCAACACCCAACATTTGCGTAATAAGCGACGGCAAACCCTTACCGCTCAACAAATCCTTGACCATATGGCCGACATCTCGCAACGCTGCGGCGTGTTCACGCTGACCCCTAGCCGCTTCACGGGCCGCAACACTCGCCTCAGTCTGAACCTGTCTAGCCAAATCTTGCTGCGCCTTAGCAGCCGCCTGTGCTACTGCCGCATCCTGAGCAGCCCACGCACGACGTTGCTCCGCACCACGCTTAGCAATATCATACATTTGTGATTGGAATGCAACAGCAGTATCCAACTGTTGCCGGAAACCTGTTGCTCTAGCGGTCTGTTCTGCTACGGCTTCTGTTTCAGCATTCTTGGTTAGTGTCTGACGCAACTGATTGGACTTGGCAACCAACTGGTCAACATAGCCAAGATATTGAACGGCGGCATTGCCACGGACCCGAGCAACTTTGGCTTCTGCATCAGCCTGCCGCTCAAACTCCCGAGTCAGGATTTCGCCCTGCTTCTTCAACCCCTGCACCATCGCCTGATGTGCTTGCTGGGTAGCGTTCAGCGTTGCACGATATTGGGCTAGGTTGGATTGAGGGGCGCGAGTAAAGGTTTCATACAACGATTTATTGATCTGATTGAAATGATAGATTTGTTGTTGTGCTGACTGTTGCGAAATCTGTGCGACCGTGGACAGATTTGTGCGATATTGCTGTGTGTAAAACTGAACTCGTTGGGCATAAGCCTGAAAATTCAATGCTTGCGAGTCGCCAGATCGCTTGGTTACCTCACCAAACTCTTTGACGGCTGCTGCGGCTTTTGCCATAGCAATACTGAAACCGCTGGCATCGCCAGTAATCGGAATATGTATGCCTTCTCCTGCCACAACAACCTCCTCACCTACATATTAGTAGACAAACACAAAAATAAACACTACTTAGTAGTCAAACTCGCCACCATAATCCATGTATGCTTGTCTCTCATCAGGATTTTCGTAATGAACCCGGCCTTCATAAATCAATCGTCTTGTTTGACGCTCTTGTCTGCCCGTTCGGACCCCTCCGCGAGCAATTCTTTGAGTCAAATTTCTGACACGCGCGCGCGCAACCTCGATATCTCGCATATCCAACAAAGCCAAACCTTCTTGCCAGCCGCTTTTACTGCTACGACGGGAACGCACCTCAAACCCAGTTGTTCCCTTGATTGCCCCTTCCACCGCAGCCTGAACATGAGTCAACCAAGAAGTAGTCAATAACTCACGAAAAGCGGGTTCAATAAACGGTCGCGGAGGGATACGAGAATTACCGAACTCCTGCCAACCAGCATAATTCAAACCACTGCCAACTTGCACATAATAGGTTTTTGCCCGATAACCAGTATCACCCATTTTGAAAGTTCGGGGCATTAGTTCAGAACCTCCACCCACATAGTTGATCTGATAACCACCGCCCCTACGAATGCCCCCCGTTTGTGACGGCATACCCGTGCTATCAACTTTGATAGAATGCAACAACGCACTCGTAATACGAGCCGGGGGCTGACCCGGAGGAGAAGGAGTCCAATAGGGCTTGAAACGTCTGTAAGACCAACGGCCTCCCTTGTGAGGGCCGTAACGCATTAGTTGACTGCGAATTTTTTTGGCAAATGCCTCAGCAAGATTGAGAACTGCATGGTTTACGGATTGTTCTAGTGCCGGATCTTTGACAGCCTTATCCAATTTGACCGTAAAATTGGCGATTGCATCATAGGCAATCTTATAGTTTATTTCGATGGGCACGATGCGATCTTATCAAGTTTCGCCGTAAGAAGCAGAGATTTCGGCTTGGCGAGCCACCGAATGAATTGCCAAAAGCCAATCTAACCAAACCGCAGGCTGCTCATCAATTTCAGCCTTAGTCCAACCAAACTCTCTAGCCAACTGATAATCCCGATACTCGGGACGCAACGGGAACCGGGGATCACTCATCCCCTTCAGAGCGTTCTCTATACGTCCTAGTTCACGGTAGGGGCTTTTGGGTCCGTGTCAACAGCAAACGACGGCAGCAAGCGCATCACCATACCTTGCGTGTATTTGATGATCTCGTCGTACACTCGTCCCGGAAGGCTTTGCAAGCCCTCTAGCGTGACCGGATAATCCCATCCCCACTGCTCAATCAAACACATGGCAACAGCATCGTTGAAGTCCATATAGAACTGCATATCGTCGTTGGATGGCGTGTCGCCTTCTTGAATGTTCAGATTGGATGCGCGTGACGCAAGGAGCGTGACACGGCGACGCAGTTTTTCGGGTACGTCTTCCGGTTCACGGAAATCTACCCAGCCATTACTAATAGTGATTCGCATGAATCCCCATCCTTTTGATTATCAGCCGTATGTGCCGGTTGCCTTGGTGTTCTTCAACAGGACGCTGATCGGGCTGTACCCAAGCGAAGTGCCCTTGTCGGTGGTGTTCGCCAACGCCTTATAGGTTACATCAATTTCGATGAAATCCTTGCTGCGATCAATCTTGGCAACCGTGAAAGCACACTTTGACATGGTGAACTTGATTTCGGTCTGCGTAGCCCCAGCCCCATTTACAAAGTCAATAACGACTGCTCCACGGGTGTTATTCACAAATCGGGTGTAAGTCGAAGCATCGTTCTCGTATACCAGTTTGAGAGAACCGCTGACAGTGAGCGGCCCAGCAAACAACTGATACGGGTCTTGGTTGCCGTCAATCGTGAAGATCGGCTCAACTGCTCGCTGAATATTGACGTTGCCATCAGCAAGAACAACGGACGAGGTGCCATCAATAGTGACCGCACCAAGCCATGACGGGAGTGGGGTAACCGACGAAAACGACGGAGTGCTGAGGGTTGTAGTCGTAGTTGACTTGTAACCCATTGCTTTGGCTGAATAGGTCATCAGCGCATCAGAAGTGAACTTTACGTCTACGCTGGCGAACTGACAGCCTGCATACTGACGCTGATAAACAGTCCCACCGCTGGTCGCAAGACCAGCATAGTAGTCGGTGATGCTGAACGTCGGTGGCTGGCCTCCGGTAGCCTGCGAGTTCAGCAAAGCGAAAGTGTGTGAGTTGGGTGTACCAGCAGAAAAGGTAACGTCGCCCAATACGCCGCCAAGAACGTAGCCAATGGTGTCAGGGAACAAATCGCCACCAAAGTCAATCTCGGAATAATAGTTGCCCTGAATGACATCGTATTCCTCAGTCATTGACCCACGGATACCCTTGTCGTCTAGGTACTTGATAACGTCTTGCGGGTTGAATGCCGTAAACGGGATATAGTCCGACGGCGCAGTAGCCGACGGAGTAGCACCAGCGGTCGGACGCGATGCGTCCTTTGCGATCCCAAAAAATGACCTACTGCGGGGTAGAGCCATCGTTCACCACCGTTTCATTCTTAGCAGTTTTTCCTGCACCGGACTTTACTTCATTTGTGGTGGCAGCAATAGGGGCTGGCTCAGTCACATTCTCGGGGACATCAACCTCATCACCAGCCTGAGCAAGAATGCCAAGCGTAGGGAAGTATCGCTCCTCTGTGAGTTTGATCTTCACGTTGTTATGACCTCCGATACCTCAAATTGAATGACTCCCCAAATCTCGGTTGCTCCCTGTTCCAGAACAGTAGGTTCTCCGTACTGTCCTATCAATAGGCGTTCGCCGGATTCAAATATTACAGGAAAATTCTCCAAACGTCTATCTGACCGCAACCTATCCTTACAAGCATCTATGACGCTATCAAAATCGGCCATTGCATCCTCAGAATGCTTGTGAACCGAATGCAAATACACATGAAGATCGACTGTATAATGCACCCATTTCTTGCCCGAATGCTCCCCACCTATAGCAATTCGTTCCTCAACCTCAGAAACAATATCAACAACACCAACGGCACCAGACTGAGTTCCGGCTGGTTGACCATACCGGAACCACGTTCCTTCAATTCGTTTAGGAAATGAACTAAACACTTTATTGAGGCCGGGAACTGCTGGCGGCGCAAAAAAATTGACCAAACTTTCCCTAACAGTTGCTCTTGACATTATCGAATGCGCCTGAACGGTCTGAGCAAATCTACTGCAAGCATAAAATCATTAGCAACAGCAGGATTGTTTCCAATGACCTGACTTGCAGTCAACGTATTCATTACCAACGCACTATTGCCCCGAGACTTCAGAATCACGTTTGTTACATAAATGCAAGCCTGCTTGATCGCCGGAGGCATCGCAGAAACAGAAACCCCAACAGCATGAGCATTCATCAAAGGAGCAGCAAGAGTGACCGTTCCCGGTCCACTGTTTGGCACAAACGTAGACGCAACCGTAACAATCTCAGTAGACACACCGTCAAAAATAGTGACTTTTAGATTGGGAACAAACCCAACCATGTCTGACACAGAAATCTGCGTATCCGCAATATTGGCAGTAGACGAGATCAAAGAGTTGGCATACCCGTTGACATAGGTAATCTCAATAAACTGTTCGGCAAGCGGCTGATAAATACGAGAAAACTGGATTGGTCCCAAAAAAGAAGCATTGGTCAAAGTCAGCGGAAACACCACACTGGAATCCTCAATCCAAGCAGTAGATACATCTAGTGTTTGCATTGCTTGAGGATTGGAACCAAATGAAGCACTGACTACGGTTACAACAGGGGAGTAGCGGGGATGGATACGAAGAAATCCGTCCCGTGAAGCACGACCACGAAAAGTCTCTGTATCAACCGTAGCAGCCAAAACTTGATTGCAATGTGAGTCAATCCAAGAAGACGCACGGGCCAACACATTTTCCAACTCAACATCATTGAGGGCCATGCTGCCCCCGCCCACAAAGTCGTCAACGTCAACACTGGTTGGAGCCTGCTTGTATTCGTCTTTGGTAAGATAAGGATGCGAACCAAGTGCGCTAGTCAAAGTAACCTGTTGCGGCACGGCTCACTCCTTTCAGAGATCAACTGTATCAGTACGGGTATCTGAGCCGCCACGAACGGTATTCTCAGAACCGCATTTGCACTTGCGGAAATAGCCGTGATGCCCACAGTCGGAACATATCCAACCATCGGCACGGGCAAATCCACCCAACGACGGTGCGGTATAACCGGCTTGTCGTAGGGCTTTTACATCACGTTCGTCTGCATGAATGCAACCATCTTTCTGCATTCTGTAGACAACACCGCGCGGCACTTCTGTTTCCAGAACGGCTTTATCGGGAGGCAATAACCTCATTCTGTTTGTCCTTTCCCCATCGTGTGACCCGCCCCCAAGATGGGGACTGGGGACGGGTCACACACTTTAGATCACTCAGGCAGAGATACCCGTGATCGAACCGTTCCACGCCGGGGCATAGCACAGGAACGTGCCATACCAGTACGAGGAAGTCTCGTAGGTGAACTGGGTAACAGGCCAGTTGATGCCGGTGTAATCCTGCACGTTGACAACCGACCAGACGTTCGATACCTGAGTGTCGGGGATCGGAAGGGTATACGAGAGGATTGCGGTGTTGCCCTGCGGCATCCACGGGTGAACCGTCATCGGGACGACCTTGCCGGTGACCTCGTTCTGGATAGCGGTGATGACCGAACCGATGACAGCGTTGCCAACCTCGTCCTGCTGAAGCGTCAGACGGTAGTTGGTGCTGCTGTTGTTCTTCAGCAGTTCGCTGAGGTTCTTGCGGTCGGTGCCGTTGAACAGAATCTCGTCCGGGTCAGCCTTCACGCTGTTGTAGAGGCTGGCGAACGCAACCTGAAACTCCGAGCCGGGGCTGGTGGCATTGAAACCGCTGTTGAGAACCTTGCGGTAACCAGCGTTGCTGCCGGTCACAACAGCCATGATGCCGTCGTAGCCGTTGGCATAAGCCGAAGTGTCGGCGGTAACGGTGGACGCTGCGGTACCCGTCGTGGCAAGAGTGCCCTGAAGGGTGTAGGTCAGCGATCCGGTACGGCCTTGGTAGTAGCAGGACGACGAGGCGACTGCGCTTGCGCCGTGAGCGGCGTAGACGTTGTAGCCAAGTGCGCCAGCAACCGACGACACGGTGACATCCACAACCTGACCGGAGGTGAGTGCCGAACCCGAAACCGTCTGAGCCGAAAGGACCGACTGACCGAACGCACCTGCATCCGAAGTGACATAGACAGTCACCTTGTCGGTGAGACCAAGAGCGGTCTCGCCGGTAGCAGCGGTACGAGCCGTCAGGGTTACCGTTGCTGGGGCAGCAAGCGCACCCGTGAACACGGCGTTGGTGCCACGACCCATGAGCAGCATCTTCTCTTCCATCAGCATGGACGAGTAAAGGAGGCTCTGTGCCGACAGCGCACGGATGTCCTGAAAGCCCTGACCGGCGTACTGTGCCTGCCAAGAAATCTCGTCGGACAGACCGAACTGGAAGTAGGGAACAATCTGGTCGTCACCGGCATAAGCAATCTTGCTGCCACGGGCAAGGTACAGCGCGTTCGCTGCGCCAGCGGGAGCAAAGTTGTTCTGCGTGGTCTCGGAGATGCCGGGATGGATGTTGCCCACGCCGCCAGTGCCCGAGCCGGTGATTCCGGTGATTCGCTTGAAACGACGGCTGGTGCCCTGCCCCTTCTCGCGCGGCAACTTGTTACGGAGCGGAGTCGGACGGGGTGCGAGGTACTTGGCCGGTGCCTCAAGGTCAAACGGAACAAGTCCGGTGCCAATCGGGGAGCCGGTGGTCGAACCGTCACCAACGGTGATGTCCTTCAGAATTTCGCGCTGGGCAGCGATCTGAGTCTGGATCGACACGGGGTCAAGACCAAAACCCTTCTGAATCTCGGGCTTGGTCTGAGCAACAGCAGCAGCCTCAAGGCTCTTGGAAAGAGCCTCATTGAACGCATCCGTGCGGAGAGCAAGTTCCTTCGGGTCATTGGTGCCGAACATTTCGGCGGGGGTCACATTGGGCATTTTTACTCCTAAGTCAGAGGGATTTTTCAAGTTCAATAGCGAGTGCTAGATAACCCTCGGCAAGACGAGGGTCAGTCGTTGACATGGCCTTGGCCCGGTATTCCTTGGCCTTGGCAACATCAGCATTTACAGCCGCAGCCTTCGGGCTGCCGACTGCCATGCGGACGGGCGCAACTGCGCTAGCCGCCTTATTCTCAATGTCTGACACGCGCGCCTCAATATCCTTGACGGCCTTTGCGATGTCCTCTGACTGAGACTTTGATGCAGATTCCTCTGCACCGTACATCTTCTCATAAATCTTTGCAACCATGTCGCTCATCTTGGTAAGCGCATCGCCACAATGATCGCAAGAATCGGCCTTACCAGCCACACCAGCCACACCACCGGGACGGGACGACTCCTCACCAAGTTTCTGTGACGACTCCTCACCGGGCTTTTGCGACGACTCTTCCGCAGCCTTGCGGTCGAAACCGCCCTCATCGCACTTGCAAGCCTTAGCCGGTTCGCCACAGCCCTTGCAAGTATCCGACTTGACGGCAGTAGACTCCTCGCCCGGAGCAGGCTTCTTCTTCGGAGGAACAGACGACTCCTCAACAGCCTTGGGAGCAGCAGATGACTCCTCTTTCTTCGGCGGCATTGACGATTCTTCTGCGCTCATGGCTTTCTTTCCTTCCCATCCTTCGGGAATCAACTCTGAGGCACCCAAAGCGTGTGCCCGACGAATAATGTGTTCTTTCACCTTAGCAGGATTTTTGGCTCTACCGATTGCCTGAATAGCATTTCTCAAATCGCCTACATTTGCAATAGGGTACGATCCGTCTGACATAGCATGACCACGCTCGGCCAGTTGTTCACGTTCCTCTGTGGACACATCACGCTTCTCAACCAGTTCCTCAACGGCGACCAGCGACATAGAATCAATGGCTTTGGCAAGAGAAAGGGTGCAAGCAGGATTAGCCGGGCGGTCAACAAGCGAAACTTCTACAATCTCTCCATCAACAATACGCCCACCAGCGGCCTTAGAATCCTTGATTACCCGAGGTGAATGAATCCCGATAGAAAACCCCTTGAGTACCCGCGACTCAACCTTTTTGACAGAAGACGGATCAACAACACGGGCTGTAATCCAATGTTGACCATCTCGTTCTTCATATTCCTCGGCAACGCCCGCAGCAATATTGGAATGCTGTTCACGAATATTTCCCCAACGAAACCAAGACGGCATAGCAGACTTCAACCATTCTTGATCGCAAATCTGTGCATCTGAATCAACAGTTGAATCAGTAGCAACACCGTGAACAAGCAGCGTCCCATCATCCTGTTTGTCAAACTTCAGAATAGGAAGATATACACGGGTTTCAGAACTCACTGCTTTCTCCTTGCCTGCGGACTCAACAATACGCTTTGCCCAAGAAAATCCGGCATCGCCACCCCAAGCATCCCAAGCAACACGACCGGGAGAAGGTTTGGACATATTGTCAAAATCTTTTCCCTTCTTATCGACTTCATGTCGTGAAAAGTATGAATACATTCGCTTTACGGTGTCAAGGGACAACGATTGACGAGCCGCCAACTGTCCGGCTCGTTTGCGTCCAACATCAGTAAATCCTGATCCAGCATGGCCTTCAGCAATCCAACGAAGGGCACGTTTGGCCGCAGTAGCAGCACCTTCCGGGGGGCGATAGTTGTCAGACATCAGTTGAACGTCAGCCAGTTCACGGTGTCAGTCCCGTTCCCGGCACAATAAATGGTTTCACCGGCAGGAACAGTAATTTCAGTTAGGGTTGATTTTGCGAGAACCACCCCATTGCTGGATGCGGTTACTGTTGACGACCCAACATAGATATCAGCCGAGTTGCCATGAGTAGTCATCAGAAGCGTATTGGGTGCCCCGGTTCGATTGACATACAGAATTGTTGCTGATGTTGCTGCAACCACGGTACCTGTTAGTGCGCTCATTCTCTCTCCAAAAGCCAGCAGTTTGCCTGTTTTGCTCCGACCAACATCAACGCCATAAGGCGATGGTGCCCATCATAAATCTTATATTTGCCGTTATGAAGTACCACATTCGGGTTGACGTTCTCTCCCCCAACAATCTTGGACAAAACCTCTAAGTGATACTTTACTGTGTCTCGTTTCAAATAATCCTGAGTAGCCACCAAATCTGCAATTGTAAACCCACACAACTCAGAATCAGCCCACTCTTCATCTTGTACCTTGGGACGATCTGTAACCGACCAAAGACAACGAATCAACCCATCGCCCTCATCCGGCAACTTCTCCAAAGCCGCAAACGCCGCATCATAAACATTGCGACGAATCTTTACGATGTCTGGACCAACACTTTTGGGTCAACATCACCAGCCCACAAAGCAGCCAACTCTCGCGCCGCCTCCGCATCCTCACGAACCAACGCATTCAAATGATTGGCACGATCAACAGAAACAAACTTGAACTCAAAATCCCGACCACGATTCTTTTTCGCCCACTTCACAAACAAACCCAGTTCCATCTTTTCCTGTGCTTGAACAGACGTAGGCAACTCAGAACCACCATTATTTGAGATCAAACCAGCAGTCGCATTCGGTTCGCCGGTCGGGAACAACTCGTCATCCGACGGGCGGGCATCCTCGGCCTGTTCATCAGCATTGATAGCAACCGACTCAAACGAGGCAGCCAACGGAATGACAGTACGTCCCTGAACAATCAACGGAGCGTCTGCCTCAGCAAACTCAAACAAAGGCAGACCCATCTCCGTCCGAACTTCGTTCCACGTTTTCTGACCAGAGAACAACTCCATCTGACGGCGTTTCGCCATCTGTGACTGATCTGTCTCGGTCCCATCGGTAAACGTGAAAGTCAGATCATGGGACATTCCCAAGAAACGATGCGAAATATAGTTGAGGACATCAATAACCCACACAATCATCGGGCGCAAACCCAATGTTTCGGCAGAGTTGGCCTCACCCTCTTGATGGCCCGCACCACCCAAACCGGACTGCGGAGTGAAACCAATCTGTGATGGCAGCACCCCAAAGTGTCCACAAATGCTCTTGACCAAATATTCGTCAAACACAGACGTATACTTTGTTTCGGCAACCCGTGGCATAACTGGGTCAAACCCGCTTGGGAGAAGTCGCATACGGCGACGCTGCTCAAGATTGCCAGCCATCTCGTCATTGAAAATCTGCTCATAAGCCTTTAGAAGTTGTGGATTGGTGCCGTATTCCATATCGGATTTGACAAACAAATCTGGTGTAACACCATCAGTGAACTCGGTGCGATACCAGTGCAAACGCTTCATATAAAGATCAACAAGCACAAGGCAGCGTTCAACCGGACTGAACCCATAAGGAGTGAACGGTCGGCGTGTTCTCGGTAGATATACAAGGTCGTCGGCAGTAAACTCGCCGTCAGCATCCGATCCTGCGGTGAACTCCCCACGGGGAAATCCCCACAATATCTGTTGATATGCGGCATGAGGGGGAACCGGACGATTGCCTCGGGCATCAAGCAAAGGTTTGATAGTGGAACCATCAAGGATTTCTAGTGATGCTAGTTTGGTGTTGTCTACTGATTTGTTGGGGAAGATAGATAGTGCGTCGATTACCAACACTTCTTCCAACATCAGACCGACCCATTCGTGAAATGAGATGCCGTTGATGCGGTCTGGCATACGCCAAAAGTCTTTCAACTTGGCAATGTCATGGATGTAGTTGCCTCGCACAAGTCGTGCAGCCTCAAGATGCCCAACATTGTTCTCGCGAACAATGTGTGCAATAGCATCGTCGGTTACGGAAATGTCCCAGTCTTGTCCGGTGATCGCACCCTTGACTACCTCAATACACTTGCGAACGATGTCCGCTTGATCTGCGACCTCGCGCAATACCCTGAAAGGAATATTGCGCTGTTCGACCAGTTGAAGGTTCCACGCAACCGGATATTCCCAACGACGAGGATCGGCCCTGCCGTCCTCTCGGCGTTCGTTGATAAGTGCCGGGATGAGCGGCATGGACGGGGGAAATGGAAGAAAAGCAAGGTTGGGGTCGCGATCTAGGGGTTCTGCGCGTGTGCCGGATTGTGGGGCCATAGCAGCCGCTTGCTGCTCGGTAATGGTTACTGTCCCCGGTGGCAGCAGTGCCTTGGCGATACGTTCACGAATGCCCATTCACGTTCCTTCTGCAATACAAATCTTATGTTAGTCGCAATACGGGTTATTTGCTAGTCGTTATTCTGGTCAGAGGGAGTGTTGGTGTCTACGCTGATTTCCAGTCCTTTGCGAGTCTTGTGCCATCCCCATCGGAGCATATGAAAAGTTGTGGTTGCGGCGGCAAGAACGGCAGACCACAGGAATGCTCCGGTTCCTCGCAAACCGTTGGCGTTGGTGGCATTGAGGGTACCAAGCAGCGGAAAGAACGAGAGCAGGAAGTTTTCCGCAATCCTACGATATGCAATCCTAAATGAGATTTTCATGTTATTTCTTCTTCCGATCATGGTTCTCAAGATGTCGTGTAAAATCTTTTCTCATATCGCGCACATTCTCATTGACAACATCCACCTTTCCCGCCAACATCAACAAAGTGTCTTTGTTGTCGGCGTGTTGATCCCGATTCTCTTTACGGGCACGGCGCAAACCCACAAAAATTGGAATAATTGCCGCAAGAATAATCCCCGCTGTCGAAATAAGCGCAACCGTAATCTCCGTCATCGGAACGCCGCCCAAGTCTCCGGCCCAACAACACCGTTGGGAATCAACTTTCTTGCTTCTTGAAAAGCGCGCACGGCCTGATCGGTACGAGGACCGAACTTGCCGTCAACCAACAAATTGGCCCCAACCCGGTTCAACTTCATCTGCAAAGTTTTTACATCTTCTCCCGCCATACCCCAACGCAAAACAGGCATTTCGGCAGGCGCAACAGGATTCGGATGATGACCTTCCTCCTCCAACACAGCAATCGGCATGGGACCATCTCCAAGACACCAACACCAATGCCAATTTTCACTTTTGACAGTATTCCACCAACCAAACTTTGGGCCGTTGGATGCAAGCCATTTGAGCGTTCGGGCTGATAGTGGTCGCTCAAATCCCATGCGACGTTCACTGAAATCAATTGCCAAACCCCATCCATGATTAGAGGTTCCCGGTACAGCCGCCCCCGCTACTGGTTTGCCGTTGCGGTTCAGTTTGAGCCACCAGTTCTTGCCGTTCCAAAATTCGTGACGCGTCTTGCGAGGCGTATTGTCATATCGTTGGTAAAACAGTTTGACCTGTCCGGCATAGGTGCGATATGTGCCTGTTGCGGAAAGCGGGATTTTTTCTCTGCGGGCTTTGCGAATAAGGGCGCGCATTGACCGTGCTGCTTCTCGTTCAAGAACAAAACGTCGAATATCGCAAGCCTCTAGAACATTGTTGGGGAGTTGTCCATTGTGACAGTGACGAATGGCTGTTGGTTTGATAACTGCCGAATCCGGCTTGTACGGCAAGTCCATTCATCTGCTCCTAAACATTGTTCACATTGATCCAGTTGTCGTTGTCAGGATAATAAACCTTTACTCTATTGTCTTCCACCCAAGACGCTCCGTCCCAACGCCTTGTCGGAACACCAATCCAGATTGTGCCATCAAACACTTTTGTTCTGTAACGTGGGTAATCAATAGCATTTGCATTGCCGGTCCAAGCGGTTATTAGGTTTCCGGATGCGTAATGTGTTATTTGAGCATGAACAACATAAGTTGTGTTGTTGGATTGTGTGCCCGTTGCAATAATCTGAATAACCGCAGTTGCGGAAGACGTAACATTATTGTTGCTGGTAGCAGAAGCATTATGACTTACTGTTGCGGTCGATTGGTTGAGATCAACCCATGTTGCGATTGCCGAAGCGTTGGTGGTTCGTGTTGCTGTTGCTGACCCGGACATTGATCCGGTAAGTAATCCAACGGCAATAACGTCTGGTGAGGCGTAAGCAATCCAGTTGCCGAACCATGATCCGGCAGCAGAAACAACTACAGAAACATCAGCATTCCCGCTACCAGCCCATGATGTAGTCGAAGTTGCTGTAGCAGATACGTTGACAGTAGCGGTTGCGTCGATTGTGGTTGCGCCAAAGTTGGCGGCTGCGGTAGCAAACTTTATTGGGGCTGCTGTGGCAGTTCCAGCAAGATTGCCTAGTTGACTTGTGCCAATTGCGTAAACGTCAACGGTTGCGACTGCGGTATTGGTTGCAGTCCATGTTTCGTTGATTGTTGCATTCACCTGAACGCTGGCGGTGCTGGTTGCATTCCATCCGTTGCCGACAAGTATTGCTGTTGCGGAAACGGTTATCTGTGCTGTTGCACTAGTTGACCATGCGCCGCCGGATAGATTGGCGGTTGCGGTAATTACCGTTCCGGCATTTCCATTTGCTGTCCATGCGCCACCAACAAATGTTGCTGTTGCAATATGGTTGACTGTGGCTGTAGCGGTTTGTGTGCTGCTACCAAAACTGCTGGTAGCCAATGCTGTATGAGAAACAGTGGCAGCGATGGTTCCTGTTTGTGTACCCCAAGCACCATTACAAGTAGCAGTATGTTTTACTGTTGCGGTAGCGGTTCCAGTTTGAGAACCCCAAACACCAGAACAAGTAACAGTATGTTTTACTGTTGCTGTTGATGTGGCGGTTTGTGTACCCCAAGTGCCGGTAGCACTAGCGGTAACTATTGTGGCCGGTTTATTGAAAAAGAGCAGCAAACTCATATCTGCTCCTAACCGTAGGTATAGACGACTACGGTTCCCTTGCCGCCATCTCCACCTTTACCAGATATTGCAGAGTTGCCCGCAGTGTTGGTTCCGTTACGAGCGGACCCGCC